TACTCGGGCGCGACCACCGAGAAGCAAGCCTGGGAGGTCTTCCGCCCAGCCAAGCAGATGCTCGAGCGGACACCCCAGCTGCAGGAGGCGCTTGGCGCCGAGGTCTGGGCGAAGGCGCTGCTGGTTCCGGCTGACGGCTCCCGCTTCGAGCCAGTGATCGGCAAGCCAGGCGATGGTGCCTCGCCGTCGTGCGCTGTCGTGGACGAGTACCACGAGCACGACACGTCCGAACTGGTCGATACGATGGAGACCGGCATGGGCGCGCGCGAGCAGCCGCTCCTGCTCATGATCACGACGGCCGGCTTCAATATCGCCGGCCCGTGCTACGACCAGGAGCAAGATGCCAAGAAGGTGCTCGAGGGCGTGCTGGAGGATCCGGAGCTCTTCGCGCTGATCTACACGATCGACGAGGGCGACGACTGGACCAGCGCGGCCGCGCTGCGCAAGGCAAATCCGAACTTCGGCATCTCGGTCGACGAGGACTTCCTGCTAGCCCAGCAGCGGCTGGCCAAGCAGAGCGCGTCCAAGCAGACCCGCTTCAAAACGAAGCACCTGAACATCTGGTGCTCGGCCAAGTCGGCCTGGCTGAACATGCTCGAATGGGCCAAGTGTGCCGACCGCGCGTTGCGCCGTGAGCAGTTCAAGGGCGAGCGCTGCTACCTGACGCTAGACCTGGCCAGCCGGTCGGACGTGTGTGTGCTGATGCTGATGTTCGTACGCGTCATCGAGGGGAAGCAGCACTTCTACCTGTTCGGCGATTACTACCTCCCGGAGGCGGCAATCGAGAACGCGGAGAAAAACGCCAACGCTTATCGCAAGTGGGTGATCGAAGGCTTCCTGCAACAGCACGATGGCGCCGAGATCGACTTCGACCTGATCGAGGAAGACATGCTCGCTCTGGTGGCCGAGTACGGCCCGGACGAAGTCGTATTCGACCCGTACCGTGCTGCGCAATTGGAGCAGCGGCTGGTCAAGAACGGCATCGCCGCAGTCGAGTACCAGCAGATCGTGAAGAACATGTCGCTCCCGATGAAGGAGCTCGAGAGCGCGATCAAGGCCGGCCGCGTGCACCACGACGGCAATCCGATGCTGACCTGGATGATGTCCAACGTCGTAGCCCGGCTGGATGCCAAGGACAACATCTACCCGCGCAAGGAAAAGCCCGAGCAGAAGATCGACGGTCCAGTGGCCGCGATCATGGGCGTCGGCCGTGCAATTAGCGGACAAGAGCCCGCCACATCATTTTGGGATACACCTTGAAATTCTTCGACCGAATCCTGGGGCGCAAGTCAGCCCCGCGCACCGATGCCGAGATCATGAAACTGATCGACGGCGGGGGCGGCGCCATGATCGCCGGCGTGCACGTCAATGCACGCACCGCCCTGGAAGTATCGACGGTGCTGGCGTGCGTGAAGGTGATCGCCGACGGCTGCGCTACTCCGAAGTTCGAAGTCTTCGAAGAGAAGAGCGACGGCACGCGTGAGCGCGCGGTCAAAATTCCCGAATACCGGTTGCTATCGCGGCGGCCGAACGAGTGGCAGACGTCGTTCGAATGGCGCCGCCAGATGACGATCCACGCCGCGCTTACTGGTGCGGCCTTGTCGATCAAAGTCCGCGGGCCGAATAACCGGATCCGCGAACTGATCCCTGTGGAGCCTGGCCGCTGGGATGTCCAGCGCGTCTCGCGCTACGAACTGGTTTATCGGTGCTGGGACGAATTCGGATTGATCGGCACGTTCAGCCCGGACGATGTCTTCTTGTTGAACGGCGTGCAGTGGGACTGGGTGAAAAGTCTCGATGCGGTGAAGCTGGCGCGGTCCGCGATTGGCCTGGCCATGGCCACTGAGCAAAGCCAGGTGGCGATGCACAAGAACGGATTGCGTCCGAGCGGGGTGTATACAGTTGACAAGGTGCTAACCGAAGAGCAGCACACGCGCATGACGGCATGGATCAAGCGCTTCGCTGGAAGCTCTCGGACTGGCGACCCGCTGGTGTTAGACAACGATGCCAAGTGGACGCCGACTGCACAGACCGGGGTGGATGCGCAGCACGTCGAAACGCGCCGGCTGCAGATCGAGGAGATCTGCCGCGGCTACGCGGTCTTCCCGATCATGGTAGGCCATAGCGACAAGTCGGCGACGTTCGCCAGTTCTGAGGCCTTCTTTGCTGCGCACGTGAAACATACGCTGGCGCCCTGGCACACCGCCTGGACTCAGCGCACCGACGAGATGCTGCTCGACGGGGATGGTCCGCTCTTCGCCGAGTTCGACACCAGGTATTTGACCGAAGGGCCGATGGCTGCTCGAGCGCAGTGGGCACGCACCATGATCGAGCTGGGTGTCTATACCCGTAATGAAATTCGAGAGCGAGAAGGCATGGACCCGCTTCCAGGCCTCGACGAACCGCTGACGCCGATGAATATGTCGAGCGGCGGCAAACAAGGAACCGACGATGAAGAAACCACCACTGCGCCCGCTGGCTCGTAGCCTGCAGGCCGCGCTGCCGCGTGCGCCGGAGCGCCTTGCGCCGCCGATCCTGTCGCAACCGGCCGCGCCGTTCCTGGAGCGCAAGCACGGCACGGGCGGGCGAGAGGTGCGCAGCTACGTGCTGCAGCTGAAGGCAGTCGGCGAAGACGGCACAATCGAGGGCTACGGCTCGGTGTTCGGCGTGCGCGACGCCTACGACGACGTGATCGCCCCCGGTGCCTATGCGGAATCGCTCAAGGCCCACAAGGCCGCCGGCACCATGCCGGCCATGCTGTGGCAGCACGATGCGTCGGCGCCGATCGG